TCATTGTTTGCCATTGAAGTCACACCCCACCTCCCACCAAAGCAGCGATATCTCTAGGCACAGGCACACCATCACGGCGGCACATTTCCGCATATGCCTCTGGGTTATCGAATGGATCAGGACCAAGCTCTTGCTTAACCTGCTGCGGTTTTTCAGTCGGCTTAAATTCCTGAGCTTTCTCAACATGGCGGTTACGCACGTTCAGTTTTTTCTTTAGGTTTTCCAGAGCTAATCGAGCGTCTTCTTTTTCAACTGGTACATGCTCTTTCTTCTCGTTATTCCATGTTAGTTGAGCAGGTTCCTGGTACCACGCTTGTACACGACCTTTCAATTGAGCTTCAGCAAGGTATTCCTCATACAATCGAATGAATTCACGTTTAGCCTCATACATCTCGCCATCTGTGATTAACAGCATGACTTGATCCAAAGCGAACTTTGCAATCGTTGTAATTTCTTGGTATTGCTCTCTGTTATCAGCAAGCTTGGTTTTTTTATGATGCATGATCTTGGTGTACTCACATGCTTTCACCCATGCTTTTTGAGCATTCCACCAGTCTTGGCCAACACATAATTCCTTGAATTCAGCAAAGCTAGGCATGTACTTTTTGCCTGATGTACTAAGCAAAACAATGCCACGATCAAACTGGTGCTTGGTTACCCCAGTCAAAGCATTTCCTACAATCCCCTCGACCATGCTCATTGGAATTGCATTTAAACCATCGGTAGGAAATTGCTTATTAAACTGTGATGCATACAGCGTGCGAAGTGTTGCAATCAGGAACCGAATATCGTTTTGTGTGATTTGGTTGTTCATGAGCGATATTCTCCAATTACCGGTAGATCAGGAGTCACATCGATCACGCTTTGATTTTGTTGATCAGTAACCATGCTCATGAAATATCCCGGTTCTTCAGCTTGATTCTGCTGTTTGACCAACTGGGTTTGTTTTTCGCGATTGCGTTTGGCTTGATCTTTGTTGTTTTGAATCCATGAATACCATTTCACCAACCAAACACTTGGTGTGTTCGGGTCGGTTGTATCGGATGCAACGAACCAATCACCAAAGCTTAAAAACATGGTGTGTAGATCTTGAGAATTCACATCAGTGAATCGATTAGCTGCCAACTCGATAAAATCATTTTGAATCGGATATTGGTTTACGCATTCAAGCAATGTGTATCGCTTGTGGTCTTCATGCTTGTATGTTGCAAATTGAATTGGTTGTGTATTTGAATTTTTTGCCTCGCGCGTATTACTACTACAACTATTAAATTGGTTATCGGTTAATGGTTTATGGTTAAGGTTTTTTTGGGTTTCATTTTCAGAACCCAAAATAACCGACTGGGTTTTTTCTGGGTTATTAGAATCACCATCATTTCCTCCATTTGGGTTTCCATCATTGGATTTCTTAGGCGGACGACCGCCTTTCTTTCCATTTTCCCGATTCTTTTGTGCATTTTCCTTGTACCCAAGGATTTCAGCATCACAACGCTTATTGTGAAAACCATCATCTTCGTCAGTAAAGAAGTCGGCAAGCACATTTAATACAGCTTGTTTTTCCTCTTCGGTATTTGCACGTAACCGACGAAAAACCGAATGGGTTTCTTTGGGTAATGGCGATTCATTCAAGTAATAGAAATCTAATGCGCGGCGGTAGAAGCATTCCTCTAACGCAGTTAAGTGCACAGTATCCCGAGTGAAGTCGCCAATGTGATGTAAATATTTATGCATGATCAACTCCACTTAACTTCACTAGACCACGCTTCTCCAACTGGCGAACAATTCGAGGTTCGATAAACTCGTTGTTGAGCTTGTAGCGTGTTCTGGATTTTTCTTTGACTTGAATTAATACAGCACCATCCTGCATGGCGTGACGGATTGCTACTGCAGCCCCCCCCATTTGAGTTGTATGCTCGATAATGAAATAAGCCTCTTGTGCCGCAATCGCTTCATTCATCTTTGACAGAGGCATTGCAGCCAATTCTTTAGCTGTATAGATCGTTACTGGCTCAAGCAATGGGATTGCCACTTCGATAGGTGCTGTTGAGACAGTGATGTCTTGCTTACCTTTTGCGGTATTTCTCATTCTTCACCAACCTTAGGCTTAACATAGCCACCAAATGACTGAACTTTTTCTGCCTTAATTAGGCTGGTTATTACCTGGTGCGCTAACCAGTTTGTTATGCGGAAGCAATATGCCATCTGCTGAGCAAGTTCTTCCTTTGTCACCGCAGCGTTATCAGCTGGATAACCACGGCGCTCTAGATTTTGGCGCTTCACTTGATAAATCTTGCCCAGCATATCTAAAGCAGGTTCATAGAAAGATTGAACCTGTTGTGATTGCTTATGCTCTGGCTGCTTTTGAAAATGTCCGTTCATGGTGCCTCCGATACAAATAAAGCGACTGGAGGATCTAAACGGCGTTTGGCTTTTATCTCAGCGACAGTGGCATGACGAATTAAATGACTAGAAGCAAACTTTGATTCACTTTCTAGTAGGATGCTGTCTTGCTCTACCGTTGAAACCGTTAAAAGTTGCTCAATCGCATTTTCGGATTTAAGAACCACGACATCACCAGGAAGAAAATCAGTTAAGTTGCTAGGATTTATGTGTTGTGTTAAATTTTTTCGCATATATTCACTCCGCAAGTGTTGAATATCTAAAAGCCTGAACTGAACCCTCGGGCTTTTTTATTGAAAATTCGTGTAATTTCATTTGTAAACGTTCAAAAAACGTGTTAGAAATAAAGCTCAACTCCTTAGGGATTGAAGCACTCTTATAGGTCTGAACTTACCCTTCAGGCCTTTTTTTTGGTGAAATCCATCTACTTTTATTTGAAAACACCCACAAAAATTGGTATAAAAAATATTCAACCACGAAAAGGTTGATGCACTTTTGTAGGTCTGAACTAACTCAACAGACCTATTTTTTTGAGAATCACTGTTTGTTAGATTTCTATTGATAGGTAAAAATTCCTGTGCTAAATTGAATTTCATATTCATCTCCACAAGTGTTTTGAATTGCCGAAAAAGCCTGAAATCGCACATCAGGCTTTTTCTTTTTCTAGTCCTGCAGAAAACTTCTGCATTTGTTTGTTTAAAGCCATATCTGCAGCTTTCGCGTTTTCAATGATTCGATTTAGAATCTCACTCGCTTCCATGTACTCCTGCGGAGTTACTTTCCCATCTTCTAAAACTTCAAAAACTTTCTGATTTGCTTTGCCGTTTTCGACATTCATTTGAAGCAACGCTTCCACGATAGTCATCTGGCGATGGTCACCATCCTCACCAGCAGGAACTAATACATACCCAAGCATGTGCGCCCATACCTTCAATACAGTCGGATTGCGTGTGAGCAACATGATTGCCTCAAACTTCTTTAAGCTTGGATCATGGTTCTCCATGTTTGGATTGCCGTAGTTGCAAATTGTTTTGTGTGAATCACCAGTAACCTGAGCAATATCTTTGGGCTCATAACCTTCTGTGAGGTTAATCATCTCGTGTATTGCTAATCGCGTTTCTCTTCTTAGTGTCATGTGAATCCCTGATTTTGTTCACGTTTATCTAAAACATTGACCGAGGCATAATTGGTTATGCGGTGAGTTGTTGGATATTGGCTTTAACCTTCCCTTTTGTTTTGATTTGCAATAAAGCTTGGGTTTCTAGGGATATGCCCTTGCTTCGCCATTTACTAACAGCACCCTTGCTATAGCCGATCTTCTGAGCCAACTCGGAATCTGTTTTAACTTCGTAGTGAAGCTTCAATTCATCTACAGTCATAGTTTACCTTTATAAACTTATAGTTTCCATTAGTAAACCATAAGTTTATTCATATATCAAGATGCTTGTTTACTATAGGAAACTGGAAATGAGGGATTTTGTATGACCAGTATTAGCGACCGTATAATTAAAAGAATGAAGGAGCTGGGTCTTCGACAAACCGCAATAGTTGAAGCTACAGGAGCCACGAAAGGAGCTGTATCTAAATGGGTAGCTGGAACAAACACACCTAAGGCTGAATTTTTGCCAGCATTGGCAGCTGTGCTAAAAACATCTCAAAACTGGCTACTCACTGGTGAAGAAGAAGTAAAATTCAATAATTTCAATATGCAAGACTTTATGAATAAGCATAATTTGAGTGACAAAAGTGACGCTTCTTTCAATGTGAATGAATTGCACAAGCCAACAGTTATTGATTATGAAACAGAAAATGGGTTTATTTGGATTGATGTTGTGGAAGCTAATTTTTCTTGTGGTATCGGCGAGTCTATAGAATTTCACTTTGATGTAATTAATGGGAAATTCCCTTTCCCACCATCATTTTTTCAAAGAAAACATGTCGACCCAAGCTGCATGAGAATTATTAAAGCCAAGGGCGATAGCATGTCTGACTTTATTCATGATGGCGACATGGTTGGTATTGATGTTTCTCAAACCGAGATTGTAGATGGTGAAATCTATGCTGTTTACTTTGAGGGAGAGGGAATGATTAAACAGATATTCAAAGAGGAAGGTGGAAAGCTCACTTTACACAGCCTTAACTCTAAATATAGAGACCGTGAGGTATCTGAGCAAAATGGTTTGAATTTCAAAGTTATGGGGCGTCAATTTTGGCGAGCTGGGTAAATCCCAGCAACCCTATAACAATAAAATATAATTAATTAAATAAATTACTTACAAAACACAGAGGATAAAACATGGATAACTTTTTAATAAGACTTAAAGACCATATTGAACATGTAAAAAAAGTAGGCAGTCACTGCTCTACGGAAGAAACAACTAAGCAAGCTCTAATCTTGCCCTTGCTAGATATATTAGGATTTAACCCTTACGATCCAACTAAAGTCCTTGCAGAATTTGCTGCCGACTTCCCTGGCGTCAAGGCTACCGAGCGCGTTGATTATGCTCTGTATTGTAACGGCCAGCCTGTTATGTTTATTGAAGCAAAACCTTATTCTTCAGACCTAACAAATCACGCCCCGCAGTTATCTCGGTACTTTAATAGTAGTTTAGGTGTAACTATAGGTGCTATCACAAATGGTAAGGAGTGGCGCTTCTTTACAGACCTCATAAATACAAATGTTATGGATGAAAAACCATTTCTAACAATTGATTTTACGAAAGCTCATCCTGAGGATTTAACACAGTTAGCTGAATTCAAACACGATAATTTTCACGCAGAGAAGCTAAGATTTTTTGCTGAAGAAAACCAATATATCCAGCAATTTAAGACTGTCATTAAAAAGAGTATCAATGAAGTAGATATTGATTTTGTTCGCTATGTAGCACAACAGGCAAACATTCAAAGACAGCTGAATACAAAATTCCTTGAATCAATTCAACCTTTCGTTCAGCAAGCGGTTCAGCAAGCCATAAGCGATACTGTTGTAAAAGGCTTGTCTTCTCCTACCATTATTACAGCTCAACCAGTTGAACCAAAAGTAATAGAGGAACAACCTAAAGCAACTGAAGTTGCCCCAGAACCTGATTTTATTGTTAACCCTGATAATGAGAAAATCATTACAACCAAAGATGAGCAAGACTTACTTCGAATTGTGACCGAACTATTTCCTGAAGTGGAACTCGAAGGTCGTGATACAGAGTCCTACTACTCTGTTCTTTATCAAAGCAAAACAAATAGATGGCTCTTTAGGTATGATGTAAATCGCAAACGTCCAACAATTCAGTTCAATGTTACTGTTGATGATTCTCGAAAAACTGAACTTGAACGGGCTGGCCTAGAGGTTCAAAACAATGGGCAAATCTTTATTGAGAAGCCTGAGCATATTTACAGAATGGTCGGTATTCTCAGGGATAGCCTTGAACACTGCATGAATGATGATAACTTTAAGCGTGCTTCTAGCCAATAATTAGAAAATTTAAAACTAGGGGTCTTCCCCTAGTTTTTTCCATCAGGTGACCCGATGAGATCCAAATTACTTTTTACACTGGTGACACTAATTGTTTTTACTGGTTGCTCAAAACAAGAATCCGCTCCGCCAGTGACCAACTCAGATACGTCAGCACAATTCGAGAAGTTAGATGCTGCTATAGATGGATATCTTGATAAATTAGATAACCCAAAAACCCCTATGGCTGAACGCAAACAGATCCTCTGCGTCGATTATCCAAATGTTTACAATAAAGAGTATGCACCGCTTTTACTTAAAAATTTTCCTCAAGACTACACTCAAGCAAAACTTGATCAGGATCTAAAATTGGCTCTAGATTACTATAAAGGCAAAGACAATATTCAATGTTAAGGCTCTTATTTCTTAAATCTGAAATGAAAGTTTTATAAGCTACTATCAAGGTCACTTGCACAAGACCTGTAACAACTAAGCAGCGCAAACTAGCCCATCCATGTGATGGGTTTTCTTTTGCATTTCAATCCAAAAAGTTTCCATAAATAAAAATATGTTTCTCTAGGTAAACTATTTTGTTGACTTTAAAGTTTCCTTTGGTAAACTAAATCTCGTAAACATGAAAAAGCCCTGACATCTTGGCGGACTCAGGGCTTTGCAAACTTTGCGAGGCCATTATGGAACAAACAATCAAACATAGTCAAATGCCAGAGTTCGTAAAGAACCCTAGCTGCACGACTCAACATCTTCACCAGCACCCTACTCCAGCCAACACAGTCCAATACAAATCATCAGGTCTAGCACCTGCTGCATTAATCGCAATTGCTATATGCACTGCAATCATTTCAGGCTTCACAAGCTGTACCGCTGATCGTCATCAAACTGCCGCTCAAGCTGAACACCTTATTAAAGCGGGAGTTAAGCCATGAATGCACAAGTTAAAACTAAATTTGCTGAGTTCATCAGCATGGATGCAAATCGTAATATCACTATGCGTCTTGGCCCCACTGTTTATGTTCAAAACGGCGCTGATATTTTCTGGAAAACCAAGTCTGGTGAGTTGGTATTAGTCACAAATGAAACCCATGCAACCAAACCATGGATCCGCGAAAACTTTAAACGTGAACGTGCTTTTCAAAAGCGTAAAGCATTAGCAATTGGCTTGCAGTCTTCACACATCCCTTCACAAGATCGTCGTGCGTATAAAAAACGCATGGGCTGGGTTGGGGCTTAAGGAGAAGGACATGGGAATTCAGGTATTTACTCCAGAAAAAACACTACTTGTTGAAAGTGTTATTTGCTACCTATACACCGATCCTGGTTTAGGTAAAAGTTCAATTGCTCACACGGCGGAAAGCGTTGTAATTTTTGACTTCGATAAAGGTCAGCACCGCGTTTCTCCAGAGTTAAGACGTGGCTCTATTGTCCGTATGGAGAGCTGGTCTGATTTAGAGAATCTTAAAGATAGCTTTTATGACAACTATAAAACGATTGTTGCAGACACCGTGGGCGCTATGCTCGATGCAATCAAGGATCAACTATTAAAGAATCCAGATAACAGACAGCGAGATCAAACCTTAACGCTTAAGGCTCAAGGTCTTGCTGGTAACAAGTTCATGACCATGGTTCGCAAATGGCAGTCGCTTGGCAAAGATGTGGTTTTCATTGCCCACGCCATTGAAGAAGAAGCTGGTAAGGAAAAGCTTAAGGTCTATCGTCCAGACTTAGCGGGTAAAAATAGAAACCTGCTGTACCGCATGGCTGATGTAATGGGGTATTTGCATTCATCTACCGATGCAAACGGTGATAGTACTCGCACGATTTATTTCAATCCCGCACCTACACACCATGCAAAAAACTCAGGTCGTTTAGGTCATGTAATAACTGCTGAAAGTGGTGCTGAGATTTGCACTGGGCAAGTGAGTGTTCCTGATTTGATGAACTCACCAACATTCTTAGCCGATCTGTTAAAGCAAGCTAAAGATCACATCAATACGCTTACACCGTTACAGGCAGCAGAAATCAAAGCTCAAGCTGATTTGAGCAACTTTAAACAAAGCTGTGATGAAGCAAATCATTCTGGCGATTTAAATCAATTAACTCAGTCGCTTGACGCTGAACATAAGTATGCAACATCAATGTGGCATGCAGTGCAACTGCGTGGCCGTGATATGGGCTGCACTTTCGATAAGGAGAAAAAGCGCTGGTTTGATCCGCCTAAATTTAATGGGATCAATGAAACTCAGCGTGACCAGATGCAAGCCTTCATTAATGAACGTGGCTTAGATACTAAAACAGTCTGTGAACATCTTGGAATTGACTCCCTACTACAAATCGAAGTTTCACAGATCCAAGCCGTACAACAAGAAATCGACAATCTCGCTAAACAAGGTATGACTGCATGAGCGCCATTATTTTAGATACCGAAACTCACACAATTGATGGCTACCCTATCGAGATTTCTCACTCACCTTGCTCTTTTGAGCAGGGTGTTTTGGAGGTTGATCATAATCGTAACTTTGACCAGTACTTCTCATGCCCTGAACCAATTGCGTTTGGTGCGATGGCTGTTCACCACATCCTTGAAGCAGATCTTGTTGGTTGTCCAAGCTATGACACTTTCCGCTTACCTGCAGGTGTGACTCATATCATTGGCCACAATATCGATTACGACATTCGCGCAATTCACTTATGTGATTCATCCATCCAGGTGAAGGCAATTTGCACCCTTGCCCTGTCTCGTATGGTTTGGCCAGACATGGACTCTCATACATTAGGCGCTTTGTACTACTTCATCATGGAAGACAAAGCTTTGGCTCGCACACATTTACGCAAAGCACATAACGCGAAATGGGACATCTATTTCACTGGTGTTGTACTCAAAGCAATCGTTGAGAAGTTGGGTATTAAGGATATGCAGTCTCTTTACCTTTTCTCGGAACAAGCACGCATTCCAACCAAGATTACTTTTGGAAAACATAAAGGCATGGCGATTAAGGATCTGCCTTCAGATTACGTTGTTTGGCTACTCAAACAACCTGACTTAGACCCGTATTTAGTTAAAGCATTAAAAGGATAAGAATATGAATATTTTAAATGCACAAGAAGCTTTCGCAGCTCTACAGAAAGGCAAAACAGTTTTATGTCGTTATGCTGGTGACGGCACACTTCGAGCCGATAAAGACTTCAGCTCTTTGGATCAAATGCCAGCAACGGTTTTTGCCTCATCGAATTACGAGTTTTGCATTCAGTTAGAAATGCTTGAATTGGCTGGAATTACATTTACCAAGCCTTTGATGCTTGAGGAAATTGAAGATGGCCAAGATGTTTATGTCACTAATACTTACGGCCAAACCATCTATATCAGTGAATTCGGTAAGATGACTTGCGGCGCATTAATTGACTCTATTAATAGTGGCTTTGTGCAACGTGATGAAGAGAATGCCAAATTACAGTTGCAGGCACTATCCAAAGCTTTGGGGCGTGAGTTAATTGGTGAATGTCAGGTGGTCAGACTTGGCAATGAAAAAACTAAGAAACGCTCTTCATCAAAGAAAGCCGGCAACGAAGTTAATACCATTCCAACAACAGAACCTGAGCAAATTCCTCATGAGGAAGCACCAGAGGAAAACACCTCAAATGAGGTTAAAGAAAAGACATCTGTTGAAAATGTAGAGATTGCGCCTGTAGTTGAATCAGATACAGAAATCGCAGTTGAAGAAGCTGAAGTACAGACTACTCCAACTGAAGAAAATGATGTCGAAGCTGTAGTCAAAAAGGCACAAGACGACCACTACCAAAAGCTTTTAGGTGAACTACTTGAGCGCGCTTCAGTTGCCAAGACTCCAAATGAAGCAAATGCCTTGTACAAGTACACCGTGAGATGGACAGAAGAACAACGCAAGCCATTAATGGATGCAATTCATTCACGTTTGGTTGAGCTTAATCCACCTGTAGAGGATTCATCTTTATCAGTCCGTATTTCGAAAGCCATGGATCTGACTGAATTGGATGCTTTAGAAATCGATGTATCCGGGTGTGATGAGTTCATTCAACCGAAGTTAATGGAAATGGTGAACAAACGTCGTGCTGAGTTAGATCCATTCTTCAACCCACTGGGGAATGCATCATGAAATTCAAATACTCAACAAGAACCCGAACACTCACAGTGTTCGGGGCAAAGATGGACCACATTTTCCACAATGTAAGTATCGGTGAAATTGAAGAACTTGTAATTGATGCAAAGTTTAAAGAGGCGCGCTGGGTAACGCGTTAAAGAAGTAGTTGCCTACTTTAATAACAAAGTAGGCATCAAAATCAGCGTAATTAACTATTTAATAGATAAACAGGTGAAGTGATGGAAATTAAAAATGAAAACAACTTGATCCAAGAAGCTTTTGAAGTTGAAGCTGAAGAGATTGGTTTTTGCTTGGATCAAAAATGGGGTGACTATGAAAACCCTTATGAAAATAGCGACACTTTCCTCGCGTTCAACTTGTTTAAAAAAGGATGGCAAGCCAAATCCCAAGCGGTGCCACATATTTTGGCCGCAAGAGATGTATTGGCCGAACGAGATCGGCAAATCAATCAAGAACACTATTCAACTGAACACGATGATGAATATACGCAAAATGAGCTGTTACGCGCAGCCACCTGTTATTCAAGTCATGCTCTGGCTCGCGGATGGGTACATAGATCAAATTTAGATCCAAACACCTATCAATCAGAGGAAGCGCCCGATTTATGGCCTTGGGACCTTGATTTTTGGAAGCCAAAAAGTCCTCGTCATGATTTAGTTCGTGCTGCAGCATTATTAATTGCAGAAATTGAAAGAATTGATCGGGCACAGGAGCAAAGTCATGAATGCAAATGAGTTTGTTAAAGCGATGGGCTTGAATGCAGTAAAGCAATTTCTTGAGAATGACAATATCAGAACAAAAGAAATGCATGATGAACTTGAACGTATTGTTGAATCTTACGAGCTGGTTGATGAGTTGGGTGGTTTCGAGAAGGCTAAAAAAGCTTTTAATGAACTTTGTGAGCATGAAAAAGATTTAATCACATGTGGTCGAGTTGTGTTAACTAAAAATGAGTTGTCTGATGCTCTCCTTGAATACCGCAGAGCAAATAATATTTTTGAGAGAGGTGATTATGTCTTGCGAAATGATGGATTTTGGGATGTGCTAAAGGTGGTTGATATTAACACGGACTCTGCTCATTTAATTCGTAGGGTTGATGGTGAGCCAAGATGGTCTAGGTTTAAACTAGGCGAAATTCGCCACGCTACCAACGAAGAGATAAAAGCTGGACATAGATTGGATGGTTTGAAGGAGGAGACCTAATGAATATTGATCGTCGCGTACGAGCGAAAGAATTTATGCAACTCCTTTCAATTAAAAAGGATGCATTTTACAATAAAGTGAAGTTGGGTGAGATTGAGCAACCAGTGCGGATAAATAAGAAAGATGTCTTTTGGCATGAGTCTTATGTGAAGCAAAAAGTTGAAGAATTTAAGCCGAAAGATTTAGCCTGCTCTTAGCAGGCTTTATTTTGTGTATTGATTTTATAAAAACGGGTAACTTAGCGGGTAATATTAACAATAAAATAAATACAATTTAATATAATCAACAACTTAAATAACAAATGTGTATTTGCAATTAGAATATTCACAAAAAACTCGCTTTTAAAAGTGACTGACTAGAACATTTCATTGAATTATATGTGAAATTATATATATTA